TGTTGCTGTTGGTGCTGCTCTACAACTTGTTCTTGCCGCTACCGCTACTCCTCCTGGTGATGCCTCTGTTCTCACCTTCCAATGGCAGAAGAAGTCTGGTAAGAAATGGGCAAACGTTTCTGGTGCTACCAATACAACGTTTGATGTTGCTACCTATGCTGCTACTGACGCTGGTTCCTACCGTGTCAAGATCAACTCTACTAATGGTGCTACAGAGAAAATCTCTGCTGTTGCTGTTGTAACTACTGCCTGATAAGGAATGATCTTTGATGAGTTGACCCATGAAAATTGGGTTATGTTTGCTATTAAACATTATGATAATCCAACGTCAGTAACATATTCTGACTTTGAAGAAGATCTAAATAGAATTAAGTATATCAAAAGATTACTTCGTCGTTATGACACTACCGGTGAGTTGAAAACTCATCTTATATTAAATCACATTATTGTGATGTATAATGTGTTTGATGATGCCGCTACGCCTCTACTTTTTTATAAGATAGAGGCAACGTACTGGTCTATTTTAAAAGCATTTATGCTCTTCTTAAATAGATTGCCTTCTAGTTTAAACACCGACGTACATAAAGAATGTCTGAAGCAACTGAATCTAATTTAAATGAAATGATGGCTGGAGACGGTTCAGGTCTTGCTATGCCACCTGCTTTTGTCTTTGTTAATACAAAGAAACGTAGAACATATAAAAGTAAATCAGATAAAGTTGACGGCAGAACTACTGGGGCTAAGTCAATGCTCTCTCGTATCACTAAACGTAAAAAAATGAAAGAACAAGTAGAAGAAACAATTATTTCTGAAGCTGTGCCCTCAGAAACTGAGAGAGCACAGAAGCAAATTGGTCAGATGAAAAAACTGACCCGAGCCAAAGATCTTCAAAAGAAGCGTGGCGAAGCAAAATCCAAGATGATGAATAAAACAAAAGAGATGGATACTCTTATGAAGGCACGTTTATCTGACTTCAAAAAGAAAGCATCTCAACAAACTAAAAAATTGAAGAAAGAAGAAATTACTATGGATGATACTATGATTATTGAAAATACTGATGCCCTTGAAGTAGCACTCAACGTTGCTACATCTGAATTAGATCCTAATGGCGAAAGTTCATTTGCTAAGATTACTTTTGGTGATGGCACTCAACAGAATCTTGATAACTTCTCAGCAAAAAGAATTGCTGCTACCTATGCTCAACTCGATGACGAGCATCAAGGTCAGTTCCGGTATATGTTGAACAAAGATGCTGTTACATTTCAATCAGCACTAGAGTTCGCCATCAGGAATAATTAGCATGGCATTTGGTCTTGGTAGATTAGCAGTATTAGAATCAAAACTCGATATTTATGAAGACCTCTCGAAAGAGATGCTTGACAAACTCGAAAGAGCAGTAGGCACAATCTCCGAAAACAGCAACAGAGTTGCTGTGATCTTGGAGCGCCATGAAAATCGTTTGGATGAATCTGATCGTGCTGATAAACTTATCATCGGTATGCTTGAGGAGATGAAGGAAAGGCATGAGAAAGATCATGAACTGGTTCAGAATAGGATCAGTAAGATCCAGAAGAAAGTGGATATCAATGCTAAGTTTGTGATAGGTGCTGGCGCTGTGCTTGCTACCCTTGTGGCAGTATTACAAGTGGTCCCACCTGTCATAAAAGCATTGACACCAGCAGTAAAAGCGAGTACTATGGATACAGTGAATCCCCTAGTACGTGTCGTTTCTTGATAGTAAGTATATACAACTAGTTTCACCACAACTCAATAAATTTGTACGTAAGAATGATCGAACGTACAATTTTCGTTGTCCTTATTGTGGTGACTCAAAAAAGTATCAGAACAAAGCACGAGGGTATTTCTTTAAGATCAAGAATGATTTCGTGTTTAAGTGCCACAACTGTGGTGTGGGACGAACGTTCACTAATTTTTTAAAAGACCAAAGTTCTATGCTCCATGACCAGTATGTCATGGAGAGATATAAAGAAGGACTGACGGGTAAAGGTACACAGACGGCGAGTCCGAAGTTTGACTTCAAAAAACCAGTCTTTAAAACATCAAATGTACTAGATCTTACACCTATTTCTGAGCTAAATACAGAACACCCCGCCCGAGACTATCTTGAGCGACGAAAAATTGAAGACTTAAATTTATTCTATTATTGTCCTAAGTTCAAGGACTGGACTAATCGTCAGAAGAAAACATTTGATACTCTTCGCCAAGATAGTGCTCGAATTATAATCCCATTGAGGGATAAAGATGGAACCATGTTTGGTTTCCAGGGAAGATCTCTTGCCCCTAAAGCTAAGATCAGATACATTACAATCATGCTAGACGATTCTATGCCTAAAGTGTATGGATTAGATCGTGTTGACCCCATCAAGGAAGTATATGTCACAGAAGGACCCTTCGACAGTCATTTCATCGACAACGCTATTGCTATGTGTGGTAGCGATGTTAACCTTGGCAGTTACGATTATAGATTCGTATACACCTACGACAACGAACCACGGTCGCGACAGATTGTTGATAAAATTGCTTCAACGATCAAAGCAGGACATAAGGTAGTAATCTTCCCTAAAAGTATCAAAGAGAAAGACTTGAACGATATGGCACTCGCTGGACATGACGTTCAATCTCTGGTAGAATCAAACACTTACAGCGGCTTAGAAGCAACCCTTAAACTGAACGAATGGAAACGAGTATGATCAACGTACAGAAGCGAGATACCTCTGTTGAACCTTTGAACCTTGATAAGGTTCATACAATGGTTGAGGAGGCATGTAAGGACCTCTCAGGCGTCTCTGCTTCACAGGTAGAGATGAACAGTGGCATTCAATTTGAGGATGGCATTACTACAGAACAGATCCAAGAGATTCTTATCAGATCTGCTAGTGATTTGATTACCTTGGAGAATCCTAACTATCAATTTGTTGCTGCTCGTCTGCTTCTTTTTGGTCTTCGTAAGCAGGTATTTAATAAGAATGTTTGGCAGGATGGTATGCCATCTGTATTTGATGTGGCATTGTACAATGCTACAGTCAACAAAGTATATGATGAGGATATTCTAGATAAGTATAGTGACGAGGACTGGAATAAAGTTAATACTTGGATTGATCATGATCGTGATTATCTTTTTACCTATGCTGGTCTACGTCAAGTAACTGATAAGTATTTGGTACAGGATCGTAGTAGTGGCGAAACCTACGAGACTCCTCAGTACATGTATATGATGATTGCTTTGACTCTATTCGCTGACTATCCACTTGCTACAAGACTCGATTATGTCAGAAGATACTACAACGCCATCTCCAAACACAAAATCAACATCCCAACACCAATCATGGCGGGAGTGCGAACACCACTTCGACAATTTGCTTCTTGTGTTCTTGTGGATGCTGATGACACCCTCGATTCTATCTTTAGCAGTGATATGGCTATTGGCAGATACGTTGCACAAAGGGCGGGAATCGGTATCAACGCAGGTCGAATCCGCGGTATCAACAGTAAAATCCGAGGTGGAGAAGTACAGCACACTGGCGTTGTTCCTTTCCTTAAAAAGTTTGAATCAACTGTACGATGTTGCACACAAAATGGGATTCGTGGAGGATCAGCAACAGTCCACTTCCCAATCTGGCACTCAGAAATAGAGGACATTCTTGTTCTTAAAAACAATAAAGGTACAGAGGATAACCGTGTTAGAAAACTTGACTACTCAATCCAAATCAGCAAACTATTCTATGAACGTTTCATCGGAAACCAAGAAATTTCACTATTCAGTCCTCATGATGTCCCTGGTTTGTATGATGCTTTCGGCACTGGTAACTTCGACGATCTGTATTGTAGTTACGAAGCAGATCAATCAGTACCAAGAAAAAGTATCGGAGCTCAAGAACTCATTCTTGATCTACTGAAGGAGAGAGCAGAGACTGGTCGTGTTTATATTATGAACATTGATCACTGTAACTTCCATTCTTCCTTCAAAGATAAGGTAAATATGAGTAACCTCTGTCAAGAGATTACTCTACCTACTACACCTCTCCAACATATTGATGGTCCTGGTGAGATTGCTCTTTGTATTCTCTCTGCTATCAACGTCGGCAAACTCAAGTCTGCTGATGAATTGGAAGAATTGTGTGATCTTGCTGTTCGTGGTCTGGAAGAACTGATTGACTATCAGAACTACCCTATTGCTGCTGCTGAAATCAGCACCAAAGCACGACGCTCTCTCGGTATTGGTTACATTGGACTCGCTCATTACTTAGCACGACATGGAGAACACTACGACGACCCAGGAGCATGGAAACTTGTCCATGATCTCACTGAATCCTTCCAGTATTACCTGCTTAAATCAAGCAACGCCATCGCCAAGGAGAAAGGTAAGTGTACTTATTTCGATAGAACGAAGTATTCAGACGGTATCCTCCCAATCGACACTTACAAAACAGATGTCGATGAAATCGTCCCAAACGAGTTGAATCATGATTGGACTTCTCTTAGGTTATCTATCCAGCAACACGGACTTAGGCACTCAACACTGTCCGCACAAATGCCATCGGAAAGCAGTTCCGTTGTGTCAAATGAAACCAATGGAATTGAACCTCCCCGTGACTACTTGTCCATTAAGAAATCCAAAAAAGGACCCCTTAAGCAAGTTGTTCCACAGTTCTCTACCCTGAAAAACAATTACACTCTCTTATGGGAGATGAAGTCTAACAAAGGATATATTAATATTGTAGCAGTGATGCAAAAGTTCTTTGATCAGGCTATCAGTGGGAATTGGTCCTATAATCCAGAAAACTATCCTGACAATGAAGTACCTGTGTCTGTAATGGCACAAGACTTCTTGACTACATACAAATACGGTTGGAAGACTTCGTATTATCAGAACACTTATGACAGCAAAACGGATGAAGATGTAGAAGAAAAACGACAAAGCATCGAAGATCTTCTACAAGATATTCTCCAAGCAGATGAAGAAAATTGTGACTCCTGTACAATCTGATTTAGGAACCCATGATGCCATCCAGTCTCCCTATGGGGACTGGAGACTACATGAGATCTCAACATTAGATTTTACTATAGAAGTTACGACATTATTGATGATGATCGAGTACCAAGAGGTAGTAAACTTCTCGGATATTGCCTTTAAAGGCAGGGATAACCCACTCAGTCAACGTCGTGAAAATTGTATATGTTGTAATGGGGAACGATATAAAAATTGTGACCCATCATTCCCTGGAATTCTAGTCAAAGACTGTCCAAATCCATTTGATTTACCTTATCGATTGGTTGATGGAAAACATAGAGTAGAGCGAGCGATTGCTCGGGGACAAACTAAATCCTTGTTTAATGTAATCACATATAACAGGGTCAAATTAGAACTAAAACCAGCACTAACCAAATGGGAAGAACAGAATCATGACAGTCGCTAACTTTAGAGTAAGTGAAACAAAAAGACCTAAGGGTATGACAGTATTTAATACTAACATTGTTGATAATACGAAGCAAAAAATGTTTTTCGGACCTCCTCTAGGG